CTTAGAGATTATGCTTCTGATCTTGCATACTTACAACAGGCTAAAGCAAGTGGTGTTAGATCAAGCACATTCCAAAAAGAAATAGATAAACAAATTGTAGGTGCGGTTATTGATGATGACGCTGTTATTAGTACGATTAATGACGAGATCACAGCACAAACAGAAGTTGGAGTATTTGAAACAGCACAGACACAAGCGGAAGTAGCTGAAGAAGATGTCGAGTAAGATAGATTTATCGGAAGATAGCAAAGTCAGTTTACCAGCCAAAAACCTTTTATTTATATTAGCGGCAGTTGCTATTGGTAGCTTCAGTTATTTTAATCTATTAGAAAGATTAACCCTAGTAGAGACTGAGCTTCAGTTAATTACTAAAGACTTAGAAGCGGCTAATGACTTCATTGATGGAGTGCCTAAAGGCGATATGGTTAGTCCTCAGATACAAGAGCTTTATATGCTGACGGAATTTCTAGCTGGTAATGTCGAGAAGTTAAAAGAGCAAATGGAAGAAGAAATGCCAATGATTCAAAAGAACGATATGGTAATTCAATTCCACGAAGAACGCATAATTGATTTAGAAGAAAAAAATGGGAGTTACAAACAATGATCGAAATAGTGTTTGCTATGATGATGATTAAAGATGGAAATAAAGTTTTAGAATATGTTCCAACTAAAGGAATGTCAGACTGTTTGGCTCAGAAAAGAGTTGTATCAAGATCCATCGGTGAAGATCAAGAAGGAATATATATCCAATGCAAGGAAGTGAAAGCTGAACTTGAAAATGATATGGGAAGGCTAAGAATTAAACGAATCATTGATTAGGGGGAGCTATGATGTGTCGTAACTGCGAACACGATTGCCATTGTGGAAATAATGGTCAATGTGCTATATGTAAATGTTCTAACTGCGAGCATAACGCATTAGACGAATTTTGGAAAAGAAATGCGGAAGATAAAGAATTATACGAGCCATATAAGGACTGAGAAGGGAACTTCACAGGGTAGAAACCCTATCAAGTCCACTATGAATAAATCTAAAAGAAGATCATATAAAAAATACAGAGGACAAGGCAAGAGAAGATAATGGCTGATAAGATAGAAGATTTAGCACAGTTGAGAGAAAACCTTGTAGATGATATTGAACTTAGACATACAAATAGATTAAATATAGCTCTTGAAAACTTAGAAAGAGATGTTGTTAAAATAGCAAACGAACTACCAACTAAGCAAGGTAAGTTGTTTGAAGCACGATTGGCTGTTGAGATAAGACCAAAGCTAAGACAAGCCATTGATGAACACTACACTCTATGGGCTGATGGTACTGTTAGAGAATACGATAAGGTAGCAAAACAGATTGTAGACAATATGAAAGTGCTACCAATACCAGAAAGATTTAAAACTCTTACTGAAGTTGATATTGAAACGATAACAAACCTTAAAAGATTAAAGTTCACCGGTTTTACAAACATAGGAACGGAAACAGTAAACGCTCTGGCTGATAATGTTTATTCCTCGACAATAAGTGGAAAACCAATTAATGATATGGTTAAGTCACTTCAACAAAGAATAAACGGAGTTTATATTAAAGCTGATGTTGATGAGATAGATGAATTAGTTGAGTTTGTTGCTACAACAACAGATGAGGTAGCAAAGGCAAAGGCGATAGAAAGATTACACACCTTTTATGGTGCAGATCGTGTTGGAAATAATATGAGAAGATATGCTAAACAATTAGCACACGATAGTTTAATGGAATTTGACGGACAGTTTACTAAAGCAAAGGCGGAAGAGGCTGGTCTAACAAACTTTCTTTATTACGGAGATATAATTGGTGATAGTAGACCATTTTGTATAGCGAATAGAGGAAAGATATTTTCAGAGGAAGAACTTAGAGATAAGTGGTCATCTGAGAGTTGGAAAGGTAAATCAACAACCGATCCATTTACAAGTAGAGGTGGATATAATTGCCGACACCATCTACAACCGACTGATCCAAGTTGGTACAATGAAAATGGCGATCTTATAATATAGGAGAATACTACTATGGCTGACGAGCAAAAAACGGAGATTGAGAATACTGAATCTCTAGAAACAAAACAGGAAGTCGAACAACAAGAACCAATGATTGCACAAAGCGAGTTGGATAAGATTCTTGAAAAAAGACTAGCAAGGGAAAGAGCTAAATTTGAAAAGAAATTTTCTGGTATCGATCCCGATGAAGCACGAAAACTCTTAGAAGAAAAAGAAGCTAAAGAGTTGGATATGCAAAAACAACGAGGTGAATTTGATAAAGTATTGAAAGAAACAGTATCTAAAAAAGACGCTGTTATTTCACAATACCAAGCCGAGTTACAAAAAGTACGAATTGATGACGCATTGATTAAAGTAGCAAGTGAACAACAAGCTATCAAACCAGAGCAAGTCGTTAATTTGTTAAAAAACAAAGTCCAATTAGGAGACGATGGTAAACCAGAAATTATTGGTGATAATAATGCACCAATGTATAACGATAAAGGTGAGCCACTTAGTATAAAAGAATATGTTGGACAGTTTTTAGATGACAACCCTCATTTTAAAGTTGCAACGCCTAGCGGTGCAGGTTCTAGATCGAGTGTTGGTGGCGATACGCCCAAGCCTTTGAACTTGGCGGAACTAAATATGAATAATCCAGAAGATAAAGCAAAATATGCTGAATATCGGAAGGAAAAATTACTAAAAAATTATTAACTAATAAACCATAAAGGAGAAAAATTATGGCTAACGAATCAACATTGTCGACATTAGACGATTTGATCTCGCCTATGGTTGCAGAAGCTCTATTTGTAGCGTCTGAAACTTCAATTATGCGAGGTCTTGTAAGAAACTACACTATGCCTAAAAATTCAGGCAAGGTACTACAAGTGCCAATTTACCCAACTGTAAGTGCTGCGGCTGTTGCAGAAGCAACTGACCTAAGTAACACAGCAGTATCAACTTCAAAAGCTGATCTAACTGTGTCTGAAGTTGGAATTATGACAACTGTAACAGATATGGCGTTAAACGCTTCTGAATCAGATGTTGTAAGAGATCTAGGAAGATTATTTGGTGAAGCTATTTCAAAAAAAATTGACACTGATCTAACTGCTTTATTTGATAACTTTTCAGGTGCAGTAGGTGCGGCTGACGCTGCTATTACTGTTGCAAAAGTTTTTGAAGCAGTATCTAAACTAAAACAAAATGGTGTACCAAGTAACGATATGTCTTTGGTATTACACCCAGCTATTGCTTATGACTTAAAAGCAAACCTAACTAATACATTTGCAAACCCTAATCCAACTGATCTTGCTAACGAAGCATTGAGAAGTGGATTTGTAGGACAACTTGCTGGTGTTAATGTGTTTGAAACTTCAAATATGGCTAACACAGGTACAACAGGTGACTTTAAAGGTGGTTTATTCCATAAAGACGCATTAGGAATAGCTATGCTACAAGACCTTAAAATTGAAACTCAAAGAGACGCTTCAATTAGAGGAACTGAAATTGTTGCTACTGCTGTTTATGGCGTAGGCGAACTACACGATTCATATGGAATTGAAGTATTAGCTGACTCAAGCATACTTTAATCTTTATAGGATTAGCGTTAAAAGGGGGGGGATTTTTCCCCCCTCTAATTATTTACAAGGAATTTTATTATGGCATTTGCGGCACGCACAGATTTAATTACATATCAACCAGATATAGGGGATATGGGGCTTAGTACAGCACAGCTTGATACTTATGTAACCCAAGCAATAGCAGATGTACAAAGAGATATTAGAAACAAATGGTGGTCAGTTTATCACAGCAATCAATCAAGAAACAGAAGCTATGCTGGTGGTATAGAAATTGATCTAACTTTACTTACTGATTCACAATGGACAAGAGCAACAGTTTATAGATGTTTGGGATATTATGTTTGTCCATCATTAACAAAGTTTAATGCTTCCGGTGACGAAGATCGTTTCCAACAAATGGGTATTTTTTATCGAGAAAGATACGAAGATGAATTTGCAGATATTTTAAGAGATGGTGTTGAATATGACGCTAATGATGATAGCACAATATCTGACGCTGAAAAAGTTGCAGTTCATTCACTAAGATTGGTTAGATAATGGTAACAGTTAATATGCAGATTGAAGTATCTGCTGTTAAAGGTGCATTAGATCAGATTAAAAGAAAGATCCCTAGTGCTAGTCGAAAAGCTATGGCATTGACTGCAACTTTTATACAGAATGTTATAAAAGATCGTACAAGACAGGGAAGAAGTGTTAAAGGTGGAGCATTTAAAAAATACTCTAAAGGTTATGCAAGAAAACGAGCTAAACGAGGTGCTTCATTAACACCTAATTTATTTTTTAGTGGTCAAATGTTAGGGAATATGTCATTTAAGAGATTATCTAATACAAAAGGACAGATATTCTTTCCTAATAGAACACAGAATATAAAAGCATTTTTTAACGATCAATCAAGACCATTCTTTGATGTTAATAGAACTGAGGAAGATAAAGCGGTTCAAGTATTTAGAAAATCATTTGAAAAAGAATTAAGAATATGAGTGAAAGAGAAGATATTGCGGCTCACATAGTTACAACCCTTACTGCGGTTAGCAGTCCGATTACTTTCGGAAAAGTAACGAGAGAGCCTTTTGAAATAGATGAGTTGTCCCAACAACAATTCCCAGCAGTCTTTATACAGACCGCTGATGAGACTAGAGAAGATATTACAATTAAAAATAGTAATATTACTCGTACAGGGACGATTGATTTTAGAATATTTGGTTTTGTTTCCAATGCAAGTGCAAGTACAGTAAATATAGACACTAAACGAAATCAGTTAGTGACAACAGTTGAGACTGCATTGGATAGTGACAGAACTAGAAATGGTAACGCATTGGACACCCAATTAGTTGCTGTTGAAACTGACGAAGGAAGTATTTTTCCTTATGGTGGTGCAATTATGACTATAAGGTGCTTCTATAAATTTACACAAGGAACACCATAATATGAGTGATAAAGTTTATTTAATTAAAAATGGGATTACTGTATTAACAGACAATCCTAATAAATTCCTAGCTGATGGGTGGACGCATAAGCATAACAACCCAGACGCTAAGAAACCAACAGGGAGAACATATGGCAAAAAGAAAAAAACTCCAAAAAAGTAACGGAGACACTATTGAGGTTTGGGATTACCAAGTAGAGGAAATGATTAAGCAAGGCTGGTCGGATTCATCTGCAAAACCCAAAAAAACTAAACAACCAAAATCTTTTAATACAGAAGAAGGAGAAGAATAATGGCAGTACATACAGGATCAGCTGGTCTAATTAAAATAGGGTCAAACACAGTCGCCGAAATAACGGCTTTTACCCTAGAAACAACAGCAGATGTCATCGAGTCAACCGAATTAAGTGACACAAGTAAAACATTTGAAGTAAGCAGAAAAAGTGGAACTGTAACTATTGAAGCCGCTTGGGACGAATCTGATACAAATGGTCAGGTCGTATTACAAGAAGCAACAGGTGTAACTTTACTACTTTACCCAGAAGGTGCTGATAGTGGAGATTATTTCTACACAGTACCAGCAATCGTAACAGGGAACTCTGTTTCAGTTACTATGGACGATCTAATTAGATTATCTATTTCTTGTCAAATAAATGGTGCTATCAGTAGAGGTACAGTATAATTTGACAATAAATCCAAATTAGGATAAAAAAAGCGTATGTCAGCAATCGACAAAATAAGAGATCATTATAATTCATTAAGTAATGGCGATAGCAAATACTTTGAAGAATGGGATTTAACTTTTTATAAAGAGCCTATCAATCTTGAAAAGAAAGGTAGATTATTTAAAAAAATGGAACTTGATCCAATCGAGGGTTTGGCATACGCATTGATTGAACTTGCCTTAGACCAACAAGGTAAGAATTTATTTACTCTTGAAAATAAAATGACATTAATGAAGAAAGCTGATCCAGATGTATTATCTGAAGCGGCAACTTGGTTAATGCAAACACCTACAAAAAAAGACATTAAAAAAAAATAGATAACGATTACGATTTTTCAGCGATAGTTCAATTAGCTGATTATTTAAAAATACCTATTCATCAAGTTCAAAAATTCTCTGTTGAAGAATTTATGACTTGGATTGTGTTCTTAGAAGATAAGAACAAAAAAGAACAACAACAAATCAATATGGCGAAAGCTAAATCAAGATCACGGAGATAAATGGCTAAACAAGTAAAAATAGATATAGTAGCAAGAGATAAAACCAAACGAGCTATTGAATCATCTAAAAGTAATTTAGGAAGTTTAAAGAAGTTTGCTTTAGCGGCAAGTGCCGCAATAGCCACTATTGGTGCTGGAAGAGCTATAACTGGACTTGTCAATGTTGGCAAGGAAATGGAAAGTTTACAAATTAGATTTAAACTTTTATTTGGTAGTGCTGAGGAAGGTGCAAAGGCTTTTGATACTTTATCAGATTTTGCGGCTAAAGTTCCATTTAGTTTAGGTGATATTGCAGCGGCTTCTGGTAATCTTGCAGTTGTAGCAAAAGACGCAAAAGAATTAAATAAAATATTAGAAATCACAGGTAATGTTGCTGGTGCAACAGGATTAGATTTTCAAACCACTGCTAGTCAAATTCAAAGAGCATTTTCTGGTGGTATTGCTAGTGCTGACATCTTTAGAGAAAAAGGTATTAGAGATATGCTCGATTTCTCTGCTGGAGTAAAAGTATCAGTAGAAGAAACAAGAGAGGCATTTGCCAGAGTATTTGCTGGAAATGGAGAGTTTGCTAAAACAACAGAAGAATTAGCAAATACGCTTGAAGGAACTTTATCAATGATTGGTGATAAGTTTCTTAATTTTCAATTAGCAATAAATGAATCATTTTTTGCAGAGTTAAAATCACAATTTGGTGATTTAAACGATTTTTTAGATTTGAATCAAGCAGAAATTGAAGATTTTGGAAAAGATATTGGAGTTGTATTAGCTGGTTCTTTAGTTACTCTTGCTGGTGCAGTTAAAACAGTCAAAGATAATTTTGCTGAGTTTGAAGCGGCATTAGGTGCTGTTTTATTAGTAGCTGGTGGTTTCTTTAAAATAATTGCTGGTGGTGTATTAGTTCTTGATTCTTTTAATAGAAAACAAAAAGAACTAATAGAAATGACGGAAGAATATAATCGAGTGATGAGTTCAGTTGATTATGATGACGCAATTATGAGAATTGCTAGATTAAATGAAGCTCAAGCATTAAATCAAGAAAGTTTAATAACTAGCATTAGACAAAGTGGAGAATATGCAGAAAGTTTAAATAAAATAGCAGAAGCGACAAATTCCGTTAGTGAAGCAACTAATAATACTACTTCTAGTATTGAAGGTTTAACATTTGCACAACAAAAGGTAGTACAAGGGTTTGAAGATCAAAAAGCCTCTTCAAGAGAAGCACATAAAGTAGAAAAAGAAGGTGTAAAATCAAGAAAAGAAGGATTAGCTGAAACAGGAGAGGCACTAAAGAAATTTGCGGCTGAAGGTGCTAAAAGATCTAAAAAGATGTTTAGATTACAACAAGGAGTGCAAATTGCTGAAGCAATTATGAACACTTATGCTGGTGCTACAAAAGCATTAGCAACTTTACCACCACCATTTAGCTTTGCAGTTGCCGCTTTAACAGTTGCAACAGGATTGGCTCAAGTTGCAAACATTAGATCACAACAACCACCAGCTATGTTTGGTGGATCAAGACAACAAGGAACTCCATTCTTAGTTGGTGAACGAGGTCCAGAGTTATTTACACCAGCTACTGCTGGAACAGTTACACCTAATCATCAATTACCGAGTGGTGGAAACACAGTTAATTTTAATATCACAACAGTTGACGCACAATCATTTGGTGCTTTACTAGATACAAGACGAGGACAAATTGTTAATATGATTAATACTGCTTTGAATAATAAAGGACAGGCGGCTCTAGTATGAGTGGTTCATTTCCTACAAGTCCAATATCAAATGGGATTAATATTACAAGTAATCAAACGACAATCGTTTCTACTGCTATTAATGGTCGCAGACAAGCTAGACAATTACAAAATCAAAGATGGTCAATGACAGTTTCATTTCCACCAATGACTAGAACAAACTTTGCTCCTATATTTGCTTTTATTAATTCACAAAGAGGTAGAAAAGAATCATTTACATACACACCGCCTATTATTGATGACGCATTAGGAACTGAAACAGGTTCAGTATTAGTAAACGGAGTACACGCTGTTGGAGATACAACTATTGCTATGGACGCATTTGCTGGTGATGGTGCTGGTCGATTTAAAGCTGGTGATTTTCTTAAGTTTGCTTCACACGATAAAGTTTATATGGTCGTATCTGATGTAACTTCATCAAGTAATGCGGCAACAGTAACGATAGAACCACCATTAACAACTGCATTAGCTGATAATTCAGCAGTTACTTATGATAGTGTTCCATTCACAGTTGCATTGAAAAATGATGTCCAAGAGTTTCAAATAGGACAAGACGCTTTATTTAGATACGAATTAGATTTTATTGAGGTTCTATAATGTCAAGAGGTTTACACGCTACCCTTAAAACAGAATTAGCAACAGATCATTTAGATCAAATACATTTAATTCAGTTTACTATTGGTAGTACAATCTATTATAGAACTACAGCGTATTATGATATTACATTTAATAGCAATACATATACTGCTGGTGCTGACATTTTACAAATACCTACAATTACTGAATCAAGTCAGATTGCAACGAGTAATGTTCAATTTGTATTAGAAGGTGCAAGTCAAACTTTTATTAGCCTGTTATTAAGTAATGAACACATACATAGACCTGTTAAAATTATTAGAGCATATTTAACTGATACAGGATCATTAGTTGATAATCCTTACACAATATTCTTAGGTTATATCTCTGGATATAATATAAACGAAACGACAACCTCAAGTCGAATATCTATTAATGTTGCCAATCATTGGGCAAACTTTGAAATGAAAAAAGGTAGAAGAACGAATGACAGTTCACAACAACAAATATTTGCTGGTGATCGGTTTTTTGAATTTTCTGATTCAATGATGGTAGATATCGAATGGGGTAAAGTGAATGACAAGCAGTGATTATTCTGTAATTAAAGCAAACCAAAACCATATACCAGAATTAATTAATTTATTAATTCTTATGCCAGATGAGGCCAATACAATCTATCCGCCATACAACAAACAATTAGGTGCTAGATATTTAAAAGGATTAATAGATCAAGGATTAGTTTTATTATTGATACACGATAAAAAAATCATTGGTACTATTGGTGGTAGTATTACAAGGTGGTGGTGGTCAGAAAGTAAAATGTTAATTAATACTTTTTTCTTTGTAAAAGAAGATCACCGCACATTTGATAACGCAAGTAAACTTATTAAACAATTTAACAATATAGCTGAAAAGAATTTAGTGCCATTAATATTGGCTACAAGTGACGCTAAAGATATGGAAAGAAAAGATATGTTATTTGAAAGATTAGGATTTAGAAAACTCGGTAGTCAATACGGAATAGGGGTATAAATGGGTGGTATAATTGACGATATTGTAGATGTCATAGAAGATATTATTGATCCTATTGTAGACATTATTGAAGATATTGGTGATTTTTTATTTGGGTGGATGATCCCAGATATACCAGATATGCCAGACTTTGAGGCTATGCTTCAAGGTGATGGATTGTTAGTTAATAAACGAAACAGTAATGATTCACTGCCTGTTATATATGGTACTCGTAGAATTGGCGGTAATATTGTTTGGTTAGCAACAACAGACGATAATCAATATTTATATGTTGTTATGGCTCTATGTGAAGGTCAAGTTGCTAAGTTTACTGAGTTATATTTAGACGATCAATTATATGCAACTTACACAGGGTCAGATACAACTTATGGTACAGCCACAACTATAAGCAGTAAATCAAACTTAACTTCACCTACACCAACAACTGCTCCGACTAATTCATCAAATTTAAGCATTGAGACAGATCACCCAATGTATAAGGCGGTCGAGGTTATAGATGAAGTAGATACAGATATTTTTCCAACAGAGTTTGTTTGGTTTAATGGTACTGATGATGGTTATGATTATGGAGATGATTTTGCTGGTGAGTTTGGTGTTAATAGATTAGGTTGGTTAGATAAACATAAAGGTAAAGGCATTTGTCACGCTATTTTTAGATTTAAATATAACGCTGACGCATTTAACGGAATACCTAAGATCAATTTTGTTATTAAAGGTAAACAAGTCTTAACGGATTTAACAGGGTCGACTTATGCCTATTCTGCTAATCCAGCTTTATGCTTGTATGATTATTTAACTTCTACTCGATATGGTAAAGGTTTATCTACAAGTGATATAGATACTTCTGCTTTTACTACTGCCGCTAGTGTTTGTAATACGCAAGTCACTCCATTTAGTGGTGGATCACAAATTAATTTATTTGAAGCTCATACTGCATTAGGCAATAAAACAAAAATAATTGATAATGTTAAAAAATTACTTTCATCAATGAGAGCTTTCTTCACATATAGTGGCGGTTTATACACTCTTAAAGTTGAAGGCACAGGATCAAGTGTTTTATCAATAACTGAAGATATGATTATTGGTGGAATAAATGTTATTGGTGAAAATAAGCAGAAAAAATATAACAGGGTTATAGCTCGATTTGATAACGAAGAAAGAAACTATCAACCAGACGAAGCGATCTATCCACCTTCAGATGAAACAAATGTTGCTGCAAGTTTTAAATATGCAACAATGCTTTCTAATGATAATGATGAAGAATTACATTTTGAAATGTCTTTGCCTTGCACGACTAATCCATATCAAGCTGAAGATTTTGCTGAGTTAGTTTTAAAAAGATCACGATCTGGTTTACAGATTGCTTTTCAAGCTACATCAGAAGCCCAAGAATTAACAATAGGTGATATATTTCAAGTCACTCATAGTGGAATGGGGTTTAGTTCTAAAAATTATATTTGTATGGGTATCACTTTACAGAATAATGGAACAGTAGGAGTAAAAGGTTTAGAATATTCCGCTGACGCTTATAGTTACAATACTAAGATACAAAAACCATCTGCCCCTGTCACATTTTTGCCAAACCCAAAAACTGTTCAAGCTCCTGTATTAGTTTCTATAACTGACACGCCTGTTAATGTTACAGAAGGTAATTTAAATGTGATAATGACTGTTACATTAAAAGGAACTTCAGATTTTTTTGTAGATAAATTTGAGGTGGTTTACAAAAAGAGTACAGATACAATTTATAAATCTGCTGGAATATCATCTAATGCAAAAAGAGAAATATCAGTTGAAAGTGGTATTACATATAATGTTAAAGCACGAGCAATAAACACACTAGGTTATAAATCAGCTTATGTTGCTGGAGATCATTTTGTTGTTGGGTTTAGTGATCCACCAGCTAATGTTGCAAACTTTTCAATTGACTTTCAAGATCAAGTTGCAGTTTTAAAATGGGATCCTTCTACTGATTTAGATTTAGCGTATTATCATATTAGATATTCACCAAATGCTGATGATAGTTATCCTAATAGTATTGTCTTAGTTGATAAGGTCAGTCCACCAGCTAACTCAGTCATAGTACCAGCTAAAGCTGGGGTTTATTTTATTAAGGCATTTGATTTATTAGGACACGAAAGTTTAACTGCTGGAAGTGTTATAGGAACTGTATCAGAATTTGCTGGTCAAAACCTTGCAACTACAATAACTGAAGAAACAGCATTTGCTGGAACTAAATCTCAAGTTGTTGTTGAAGATAATTCTTTAATTCTTGCTGGTGACGCAGTTACCTTATTTGACGCAGTAAGTGGTGACTTCGACGATAGAGTTGGTTTCTTTGATGAAGTTGATGGATTTGAAAGCACAGGAACTTATACTTTTGCTAATCAAATTTCATTGGGTGCAAAATATCAAGGTCGAGTATCTTCATTTTTAAATGTAGATCAATTAGATCGAGTTTCATCATTTGACGGACACTCTGGGTTATTTGACTCAGCACAAGGTTTGTTTGATAGTGCTGGTGCTTCACCTAATATGGACGCTAAGTTATTTATCTCAACTTCAGATGATAATTCAACTTATACAGCATTTACACCATTTCAAGATGGTAATTATGAATTTAGATTTGCTAAGTTTCAATTGGTATTGACAACAAATACAAGCTCACAATCACCAAAAGTAAACAACGCACAAGTTAGATTATTTATGGCTGATAGAACTGATACAGGATCTAACATAGCAAGCGGTGCTGGTACGAAAGCAGTTACATTTAACACAGCATTTTTTGCAGAGCCAAGTGTTGTTATTCTTGCACAGAACGCCGCACAGAATATACAAACAACTATCACTAGTAAATCAGCCACAGGATTTAGTGTAACTTTCACTAATGCTGGTGGTGCGGCACAAGATATAACATTTGATTATGTTGCCAATGGACAAGGCAGAGCCATATAACTTTACAAATAAAACAAATAACATTATAAGGAGAACATAATGTCACAACACGATTATAACATAGCCAATCAGACGTTCCCAGCTACAAGAACCGATCTGAACAACGCATTAGGTGCAGTTGCAACTAATAATTCTGGTAATTCAGCACCAAGCACGACTTATGCTAATCAATGGTGGTTTGATTTAGATGATAACAAGCTGTATATGAGAAACAAGGATAATGACGCTTGGGTAGAGATTTTAACGATAGGTGCAACATCAGATAAAGTTGAAACATTAACTGCAACAACTATTAATGGTATTCCATTTTTTGCAGATACTTCAAACAACTCTATCTACACTCACGATGTATCAGGCACAGATGATTCAGCCGCTAATAATACCGCTTACGGACTAACAGCACTAGATGCAATTACGACTGGTGATAATAATACTGCTATTGGGTTTGGTGCTGGAAGTGCAATTACTACCGCCACTAGAA